TGGTCGCGGTCACCTTAGCGGCTTACGGGCATGCCCAGTTCCGGTGCGGTCGACGCGGCCGCCTACATCATCTGAGCAAAGAACAAGGCCACCCGAAGGTGGCCTTGTTCCGTCCGAGTTGTCACCCCGGAAACGACGGCTGGCCAGCTCCGTCCGACGCAGCCAATTAAGGCGAGCTAAGAGCCCGTAGAACGTCCTGAACTTTACGACTCTCAGTGGAGGAGCGCAACCGTGCGGCTGTCCGTGTTCTTGTTCCTCGCCTCCCTCGCCGGTGTGATCTTCGGCGCGTCCCTGATCGCCCGGTGGGCGGTCGGTTGCGCGATCATCGCCGCGTCGGTCGCGGTCGCCGTGTTCGCGCTGCTGCGCGACTCTGTGCCGCGGGCTGAACTGCTGGCGGGCCGTGAGGCTGTCCGGGCCAGGGCGCGGCAAGCCCCGTGATGGTCCCTGTTCTGGCGTGCGTGCGCCGCCGACGGCGTGCCCGCGCGGTGCGCACCCTGATGGCCCTCGGTTGGGATGTCGAGAGCGTCGTCATGGCTGTGTCGGCCGGTGACGTGTCATTGGTGAAACGGCGAGCCTCGTGACCAGGCTGATCGACCAGTTGTCCCGCCGCTTCAGCGTTACGGGCGGCTGGGAGGGCACAGCCTCCGGTGCCGCGATCTTCACCACCACCTACGGCTCACCGGACCAGGAGAAGATCCAACCGGCCCTCACCGGGTTCGCAGACCAGGCATACACCGGGAACGGCATCGTATTCGGTGCCATCCTCGCCCGGATCTCCCTGTTCTCACAGGCAAGGTTCGCCTACCAGGATCTGACCGACGAGCATCTGTGGGGCGCGGATCAGTCCGACGGCCGCAAAGCCACCGGTCTGCGGAAGCTCGAACATCCGTGGCCGAACGGCACCACCGGGGAACTGCTGGCCCGGATGGTGCAGGACGCGGACCTCGCCGGCAACGCCTACATCTGGGACAACGGCCGACCACCTGGTTCGTCTGCGCCCGGATCAGGTGACGATCGTTTCCCGTGAAATAGGCGACGGGATGGAGCCGGACCTACCGTGAGGTTGTCGGCTACTGGTGGGACCCGAAGGACACCGGGTTCGGGCAGCCGTCGACGCAGGCGCAGTACTACGACGTGTCCGAAGTGGCGCACTGGTCCCCGATCCCGGACCCTTTGGCGAACTTCCGTGGCATGTCGTGGCTGACACCGATCGTGCGGGAGATCCGCGCCGACTCCGCACTGACGGACTACAAGCTGAAGTATCTCGACAACGCGGCGACACCGAACGTGCTGATCAAGTACAAGCAGAAGCTGCTGCCGGACACGATCGACGCGTTGCGGGAGCGGATGCACGCCCGCTACGGCGGGGTCGACAACGCGTTCAAGACGTTGATCTTGGATCAGGGCGCGGACGCGACGGTCGTCGGCAACTCGCTGGAGCAGATGAACTTCACGACCGTGCAGGCGGCGGGGGAGAACCGGATCCTGATCGCCTCCGGTGTGCCGGGGATCGTGGTCGGCTCCAAAGAGGGCCTGATGGCCGCGACGTACTCGAACTACAAGCAGGCGATGCGCCGCTTCTCCGATATCACGATGTGGCAGTTGTGGCAGTCGGCGTGCGCGTGCCTGTCGTCGATCACCGACGTCCCGTCCGGTTCCCGTCTGTGGATGCGAACCTCGGATATTCCCGCGTTGCAGGAGGACGAGAAGGAACGCGCCGACACGACGCTGGTGAAGGCTACGGCGGTCGCTGAGCTCAGCCACTTCAACTACGACCCGAAGTCGATCATCCTCGCTGTCCAGTCCGGCGACTTCAGCCTGTTGACCCATTCCGGGCAGTTGATGCAGGTCATGACCGAAGTCGCGAAGGCGGCACCGAAGCCCATCGTGCTGGCCGCTCCGAACGCAGCGGCACAGGTCGTGGCAGACGCGCTGAAACCGAAAACCGAGCAGGTACCTGCGGGTGCGAACGGCACGAAACCGCCGGGCACAGGAGGCCAATGATGGATGACGAACTGCTGCCAGGCCGAGCCTGTGAGCGGGCTTTCGCCGTGGATGATCTGCACGTTCGCGCTGATGGTGACGGCCGGGTTGTCGAGGCCTACGCGGCGGTATTCAACTCCCCGGCAGAGGTCATGGACCAGGACGGGCACTATCGAGAGACGCTCCCGCCGACTTCGTTTACGCGGACGATCAACGCCAAGGCACCCGCCGGATTCGGGGTGCTGTTCAACCACGGCCGCACTATCGACGGCACCCCCAATGCCCTGGCGACAATGCCGATCGGGGTGCCACTCGAGGTCCGCGCCGACGAGCGGGGCGTTTACACCGCCACCCGCTACCTCGACAACCCCCTCGCCAATGACGTGCTGGATGCGATCAAGCAGGGCGCGATCCAAAGCCCAGTCGTTCTCCGGCCGGTTCAACAAGTCGGTCCGCTCCTATCCCGACGGACGCGGCCGCGAAGTTCTGCCGCTGATCACCCGCCACGAGGTCGACATGCGGGAGTACGGCCCGGCCGTGTTCGCCGCATACAAAGACGCCGCAATCCTGGGCACCCGCGCGGAGCAGTTCATCCGCACACTGCTCGAGACGCCGGCCGATCGGCGCTTTGAGTTTTTGGAACAGTTCGAAGGACTCACCACTCCATTTATGGACCCGGAAGTCCCCACCATTGGCACTCCAACTGTACCCGCCGGTACGACCGATGACTCGCGTGAGCACTCCGCTCGGTCGATCCCACTGGCGCAGCGCATCCGCGCTGCCCGCATCGCCCGACACATGGAGTGAGTCATGAACCGAGCAACTGAGATCCGTACCCGCCAGGAAGTGATCCGGACCGACCTGGACACCCTGGAGCAGGTACCCGAACCGAGCGAGGAAGAGGCGACCCGCAGCGACGCCCTGCTCACCGAGTGGGACGACCTGGTCCTCGAGCTGGCGCCGCTGGCCGAGCGTGAGCGGCGTGTCGCCGCTGTCCGCGAGGCCGCCCGGCAGCAGGCCAACAACGAGGCGCCCGCACCGGTGAGTTCACCGGACGTGCACATCCGCACCGTCCAGGACCCGTTCGACGACCTGGAGTCGGTCCGCAACGGGCTGATGAACCCCTCCGACGTGCGGTCCCGTGCGGTCACCGCGATCGAACGGTACGCATCCCGCACCGACCACTGGGCGCTGAGCGATGAAGGTGCCGAGAACGCCACCCGCCTGGTGGAGAGGTTCGGGAAGAAGTTCGGGACCGAGGTCGCCCGGCAGATGCTGTCCACCGGCTCACCGGAGTACCTGGCCTCGTTCGAGTCGTACCTGACCGACCCCGGCGGGTATGCCTCCCGTGCCGCACTGTCGCTGACCTCAGCGAACGGCGGCTACCTGGTGCCGTTCACCCTCGACCCGACGATCATCCTCACCAACGCCGGGTCGGCGAACCCGTACCGGCAGGTCGCCACGGTGAAGACGACCACCACGAACGACTGGAACGGTGTCACCTCCGCCGGTGTCTCGGCTGAGTGGACCGCTGAAGGAACTGAGGCCGCGGACGCGTCCCCGACTGTCGGGCAGCTGAAGATCACCCCGCAGAAGGCCGACGCGTACCTGTTCGGTTCGTTCGAAGTCCTGTCCGACTCGGACTTCGGGCAGCAGCTCCCCGACCTCCTCGCCGACGCGAAGGACCGCATCGAGGAGACCGCGTTCGCGGTCGGCACCGGCACAGGGCAGCCGAAGGGCCATCATCACCGCCGGCACGTCCCAGAACCGGGCGGGCACCGCAGCAGCGGGACCGGCCGCGACCGACGTGTACGCGCTGATGGCAGCGTTGCCGGCGCGCTGGCGCGGGACCGCGGGCGAACAACGTGTGGATGATGAACCTCGCCGCGATCAACACGCTGCGCAACATCCCCGCATTCACCGGATCGTTCGCGTCGATCGTCAACGACTCCAGCGGCACCCCGACGATGCTCGGCAAACCGATCCTGGAGTCCACGTCGATCCTCGGTGTCTACACCACCGGCAACAAGGTCATGGCCTACCTCGACGCGAAGCAGTTCTACATCGTCGACCGCATCGGCATGTCCGTCGTCTACGACCCGATCGTCCTCGGCACCAACCGCCGACCCACTGGGCAGGGCGCTTGGTACGCGTTCTGGCGGGTCGGTTCCGATGTCTCAACTGCGAACGCGGTCCGCGTGTTCGCGACCCTCACCTAGGAGCGGCCCCATGACCATCTTCCAGGGCGACTTCACGCCCGATTCCGGTTCGCCGGATGCGTACGAGGCAGCGAACGGTGTCGAGGCCGTGCTCCCCGGCGTGGTCGACGACGCGGGTTCCCGCGACCCGTCGGCCACCACGGTCGGCGGGGCAGTCGCGAACGCGGCAGCGAACATGGCTGAGATGGCCAGCGACGCGGAAAGCCCAGCCGGCAACCAGATCGGCGACCAACCAGCTGATCCAGACCGACTACACAGGCCTCACGCCGGCGCCGTAGCCGACGGCGTCTCGACCGGGCTTTACGGCTCCACGCGGGTGACTGCTTTGGGAATGCCCGCAGGTTCGT